GTGTAATCGTCGATAAGGGCGTCAACTGACATACCTGCTACACCCGCTTCTCCCGCGCTTGTAGTCGCTCTGGCACGTGCTTCACGCGCTTTTAACGCAACGTCTCCAAGCTCACGGTTCGTCGCTTCCTGTTCCTGCGCTTGACGCATACGAATGGATTGTTGCTCTTGGATAGCGCGTTGACGCTCCGCCTCCATCGCTTGGTTTTGGTAGCGACGTTGTTGCTTCGCCTGTTGCCGCTGTCCTGCGAAAGAAGCGGCGGTCGAAGCAACCGATACAACAGCCATTGTTACTGGATCACACATGATTATTTAGATTCGAATTGTTGTTTATAAAGTGAAAATTGTTGGAATCCGTCAACACTACAATCACGCCAAGTCGCGCCTAACCAAGTTAGCCAACGGACGGAAAGCTCGTTGTCGGTCATAACCAAGTTGGTAAGCGTGGTGTAATCGCCGAACAAACGACCGACCCACTCGCGTGAGTGTTTAACGAAAGTCTTTTTGATGTTGTGCATTCTATGCGTTCCTAGCATCCAGATGATACCGACGTTGGGAGCGGGTGATGGAACGACGCCAAAGCTACCGACAATGCGGCAGTCCTCAGCGGTTGTAATCGTCCATACCTGCTCGGACATATCATACGATTGGAAGAGAGCCTGACGGGGATGATGACCAAGACCGATACACTCGACCATGTCCATCACGCGCATATCGTCGTATAAAGCGGGAGCATCAAGCTCGCCGTCAGCGCGTTGTATCCGACAGTCGGAGTAAACGTACTCCTCAACCTCCGTATCGTTTTGATCTTCCATGTACGAAACTCTCGAACTCAGCGGCTAATAACTTCATAGGCAACGCTGAAGACGATTTAATGTGGATGGTGACGTCGTCGTGCTTACAGTGAATAGGAAAGCGAAACGAACCGCTGTCCAAGACAAGCGACCCGATCACGGCGTCAGCACCGATAGTAGACGGGTTAAAGGCGTATGAGTAGGTGTCCCTGAATTGCGGGGTAACCTCGATTGTAAAGTGTCCTGTGTCGTCGTAATCAATCGATCCGTGACGAAGGACTTGCTTAGTAAAGTTAGAAGATGACCGACCTCCACGCTCTGTAGGTTGCTTTAGAGTCTGCGTTGAGAACGTGTATAAAGCGTCGTATTCAAGACCGACAAAGAACGCTGTGGACGAGTAGTCGCCTTCGATCGTGAATTCCGTTGCCGACGTTCTTGTCAGCGGTAAACGCAATCCATCGGCGGTGTAGACGACGGCTCCAGCCGGATCGTAAGGCATCGTAGATACAGTCGTCTTCTTGTTGGCCGCGCTGTAAGTCCTTGTAAGCGAGGAGCTTGCGACACGCCTATCGAGATGTATCGAGTAAGCTTTACCCGCATCCGTGTGTCCTGCTTCCATCGCCATCTTCTCAAGATGACCGTCGGTTGTAACGACGAATAGATCGCTGTCTATAAACCCGGTTCCGACGATGTCCTTAGCGAAGTCAAAGCGCATCCAAGACGATTGTATCTTCTCACGGTTCTGCCAGAAGTAACGATACACATACAGCTTCTTTAGATCGTCCGTTGAAGACGCGACTATGACGTCCTCGCTAGGCGTACCCACAAGCTGTCGTAATGACGACGGGACATAGGTAGGGACTTGAGCGGTGATCTCAGACGCGTCAAAGACATCGGTGTCCTTGTCGACGTAGAACTCGTACATACCTTCGTATTGATCGCGTGGGAACGTGAAGTAAACGTAGTTGGTAAGAGCGAGGGGTTTGACGCCACTAGACACGTTGTACTCGGTTATAGGCGAGATGTTGACGGTCTTAGGCGTGAGTAAGTCGGTTCCTCTTAATACGAACTGTGACTGCGGACTAAATAGAATGAGCTTCTCTTGGAACGGTACAGCGTGTTTAAGCGCCGATACCTTCGTGTGCGCGACTCCAACGTCGATGGGAGCGCTGTCCAAAAGCGATAGAACGGTTGTCCTGAAGAAATTGAAATACTCATCAGCCTCGGAAAAGATGACGGCTCCGTCGGTCAACAAGCCTAAACGGTTCTTAAAGAAGAAGATGTCGTTGATCGTCTTACCGACGAAGGACGGGTTGGGGTTGGTGTCTGTATCGCCGACAAGACGGTTCGTGAAAGTCGCGACATCAACCGCATAGGAAGTAATCGCACTGCCTGTGAAAGTAGGAACGATCTGAATCGGCATGGTCGTGTTATCAAGCGTCGTCGTAACGCCATACCCGATGTCCTCGATCCAAGTGCCTTCACCAAACGTCGCTCCGTCTTTAGTCGCAAACTTAACGTAGTAGTCGTCTTGAACGAGTTCCACGTCGCCTTTGACTTTGACACGTGAGTCGTTGAAACACTTGATCGGCAGATCGGTGATTGCTGTAACTGCCTTATACACAAGACCTAAGCCCGTGTTTGAAAGCGAGTCGTCGACGGTGATGTTTAAGTCGCTCGACATGACAATCTTAACAACTGACCCGTTAGCGGTAGCGGAAGTAACGCCAGCTAAAGCCGCTATACCAGTTGCTAACGCCGTGGCTATCCCCGAAGAACTATGAGCGGTAGCTGTATGCGTGAAAGGGTTCCCGTTTATCGTACAAGTGTAAGTCGAGGTATCGTTGCCCTGCTTAACAAATACGATGGCTTCGTTTGGAAGCGCGGTTGAAGTCGTACCTGCCATAGCGACGGTCTTACCTGTGTCTACTACGAAAGTGTAATCAGCGATAGTCAACGCTCTAAGAGCGCTTAACGGGTCTGTAGCGCCATTTAAGTAGGTCTGTGCGTCTGCGCTTACAGTCGTCGTTATGGACGCGCCGTTAGCGGTGTTAAAGATGTTTAACGAAGTCGTACCGCCAGAATGATTAAACACCATGACATGCTTGTTAGAAGCGTCACGATCGACAAAATGCGTTAAAGCGTCGTTTTCAAGCGTGACTCCCAACGCGGCTACATGCTCGGTGTGTGGGCGTTTGGTAAGCCCGTCCACAACGGAGCTAAAAGCGTTTACTTGTTCTTCCGCCTGACCGGGGAACCTCAGATTGTCGGGCTGTTGCGAAACGCCCTGAACGAGGTTTGGTACGGATGTAGTGATTAAAGGCATTAGCGATCAATGACGCGTTTAACGTCGTAGTTATCAAAGATCGTTCTATCCGCGTTCTCGCTGTCGCTGTCGACCGCTGTAGCCTTCGCATTAATCTCGTCACGAAGGGTAAAGCTTTCAATCTCCTGCGAGCCGAGAAAGCGATTAGCGAACTTACGCGCCGCTCTGATCGTTATGTAGCTTCGGAACTGTTGTGGTAGTTCTTCGAAGGTTAATTCAAAAGTTATAGTGACGTCTAAGTCTTGAGTGAAGACGTCGGTGTGGTTCTTCCTGTCGTACAAAGTAGACCCGCGTTGAACGATGTCTATGTCGGTGTACTTATCGATCGGTGTGTCGATCTTCAGGACGTTGTTTGGCAGTGTGAATTTGTTTGAGGCGTTTCTTACCAACGGATATTCGTACTCGGTGTTGTAGTGCCAACCTTCGGATTGTACCTCGCGATTGACTTCATCAAGCACGTTAAGGGCCGTCACGACGGATACGGGAACACTGCTTCCGCTAATGGTGTTAACAGGCGATTCGCCTACTACACCGATCATCGTGTTTACTGCTTCTAGCTTCGTGGTAAGTGCCATAGTTTATTTAGGTTATATAGTTGGAGGTGAGCGGAGACGAGGCAAAACGAATGAAAACCTCGCCTCCGCAACACAACCAAACAAAAGGACTACTTCTGTAACTCGATAGCGGCTTCAGGACGCAAAGGTGCGTGTCCCATAGCGTACTTAGCTACGAAGAGAGTTCCTTGACGCTCCATCTGATACTCGGATTCAGTCGCGAGATCGAGAAGCTTCACGGTTCCAACAGCCGAAGGGTGAGATACGATACCGACGGTCTTCGAGAAGTCGCCGTTGTATCCGCTTCCGCTACCTCCGAACACGTCGTTGGAAGCGGCTCCGTCACCGGTAGCTGTTCCCGACAAGTCGGTGGATGGAATGTGAGTGGACTTGAGGATGTTGATACCTGCCACTTGAGGAACGGTTCCAGATGCGAGTGAACCTGCGCCTCCTACGTCTTTATTGACGGCGGAAGAAGCGATGGTCAATGCTCCGCTACCGCCAGTGATGAGCTTATAGTACTCAGCAGGACGGAGAACGCAGAAGCGATCGGACTCAGGAACGTCGTTCTCATCAAGACCACGAGCAGCGGTGAACAATCCGGCTACAAGCTCTGCACCTGTAGGATCGGTGTTGTCTCCGTCATCTCCGGCGTCAGCATTGTCGGTAAGGACGTTACCTGACAAGTCAACGAT